GCGTAGCAGAAGTGAAGTGTGGGTTCGCGTCCAAGAACTCTTTTACATATTTGTCCACAGTTAAGGGAGAGCCATTGTCGTCATACCTGACGCTGCCAGTCTTGGAATCAAGAACTTCAACATCACCTTCTTCATTTAAACGCAGATTGGGTTTCAGCAATTGCTTTACCTGTTCTGGGTTTACACTACGATACTGTGCCGCCAAGTTAACCAAAGGTTGTTCAACTTTAAACTCACGAATAATCGCATCTCGTTTTGAGATCTCAGCATCCTTCTTGGTTGCCAGGTCACTCATAACACGATCAAACTCACCACGCTTTAGTGCAGTTTCCTGTTCGCGTTGTTGATGCTGTGTAAGCACTCCACGAATAGTATCTGGGTCACCTAAGTCCTCATATGGTTTCAATGCCTTTTTGACTACAGCAGTTTTAGTGCGAGCCATCATGTCATCTACTTCTTTTTGAGAGTAAGTCTTTTCTACCTGATTGTAATTTTGTTCAGCAGTATCAGTATCCGCTGTTGTGCCAATGTTTTCTTGGGCCATTGTTATCCTTCTGCCTCTCCTCTAATGAGAGTATGTTTATTTGGGGACGATCAATCCCCGCATTCTATTTAGTAAGTTCTCGTTACGCGGGTGCGGTTTCAGTGGTAATATCCACTAAATTTAGCATTTCTGTTTCAATAATTGCTTTTGCTACTGGGTCCTGCACTTTGTCATAGACTTTGACCAATTGATCTAAATCATTTTGTGCGTCACGAATTGCAAAACTGTCTGGATACTTTATTAGACCATCCCATGCAGTGCCTTGATAAGCAGCGTAGATTTGCCATAGTTGTTCTTCAGCAAGTTCAATGTTGTCTGCTTGTTCACTTAAACGAGCATTAAGCAATTGGAACTCTACTTCACGACTGACACCAGACATTACAGCAGTTTCTGTTGCACGAACACTGCCAGTGTTGGCCATCTTATCAATGCTGGCAACTGTGTTGTTGATTGCACTGTAGATTGAGCTGATCTCTTGTCCATTAAACTCCAACACATAAGGCTTCAATGCTGGGTCCAAGTTGGCTTCCATCTCAATGATACTGCCAGCACCTGAGCCAGCATTGGTATCTTTTGTTTTGACTAAGCTAGGGTGACTGCCTAAGCGAACTGCTTGCTCTGCTTCGCTGGTCATGTTGAAGATGAACTTCTGTGCATCAGCAATATCACTGATAGTGCTAAGTCCTATGCCACGCACTGAACTGGTGTGTGCATACATGATAACAGCTGGAATCATGCCCAGTCCATTAAGTTCTTCTAAGCGATCAACGATCATTTCTTCTTTGTGACTCAGTGTTGTTGTGGCTACAGTGTCTTTAGTCCACTCTTTGATAACTGTAATAGTATCGTTGGAATCTTCAACATATTTTAAGTAGACCAATTCATAGCTGCCATTAAGTCTACGAGCCCATTTCCAATCTGTAACAGCAAGTGGAGTTAGCAAGTTAACATAAGGACGGACATCTTGTGCCATCTCATCAGCACGAGTAACTGCGCCAATATCAGGCTTGCTCATTACAATCCAGGTATGTCCAAATATGTTTGCATATATTGCTGCTTGCTTCATGAAACTATCTAAATCACGACCTTCCCAATCACAGTCTTCTAAGAATGCTGGTAATGTGGGTTCACTTTGAAATGTGTTGAAAGTGCGTTCTGGAGTTTGTCTAAACATAAAACTAATGTAGGTAGCAATGATACTACGGCATTGATTGTCTAGTGGAGTTACTTGTGTGCGCTGAACATATTCTGTTTCAGTTTCAAGTTGGTAGCGTGTTAGATAGCCACCTTGTTTATATTCTTCTCCGCCCACATAAGAATCAAGATGATATTGCCATCTTGCTCTGTTGCGAGTGTGCAGTTGATTGGCAGAAGTTGCTTCTGCGTAGTCCTGAGAAATTACGATGTCCATACTATACTATTCCTTTGAATTATTACTTATGCAAGAGCGTGTCCAAATCGTTGTGGGGCACTTGGCGTTACGGGTTTATTAATTGGATATAAGAATTGCACCATATAAGTCAATGCATCACATCCATGATCAAATCCAGAATTCTTATCTGGTATCATACTGTCAGTTTTATAAGCCCAGTTCTTTAAACAGGCAATGGTCTTCTTACAACTGGGGTCAATGGTAAAGCGAGTGCTGCCATCAGATCTCTTAAAGAACAGTGAGTTGCCACTGTTAATTCTATCACGCACTAATGGATGTTGTCTGTGATAGCGTGTTTGAAATCCCGCCATCTCCAATAACTTGATGTCACTGTTTCCACCAGCAGAAGTCTTACGTTGCACACCTGCAGGATCAGGAAAGAACACTACAGGATTGCGTGGATAACGGCTGCGTATCTCATCAATCATCTCGCTTGTATTACTGTTGTCAAGATATATCTCGTCATATATCTCAACGCCGTTTTTGGTCTGACGTCCAAGGACACAACTCATAGGTGTTACGTTAAAGTCACCGCCAATAAAGATGGGTTCTGTTTCAGTAGGCTTACGCACTTCCCCAATGTTGTGCTCGCCAAAATCCCCAAAGATGATACCAGCAAAGTTTTCCCAGTTTGCTAGATACTCTTGACTAAACACTTTGGGTGATAAGTCTTCTCGTGCTTGTGCAATTTCATCTGCATCAACAAAGCCGCCTTCTTCTGTGGGTGTAACTGAATGATGCCCAGTTCTTTTTAGTTAGGTAGTTGTCATACAAGTCACGGGCTGATTGATTGCCTGCTTTTGGAGTGCCAGTAAACAGTGCATGCCCTTTCTTATCACTAAGCGATGGGCGTATAATCTGATGCCAAATCTCTTCTAAGTCAATGTCACAGAACTCATCAATTAAAACTGCGTCAAGACTTTCACCACGCAAGTTATCACCTTGTTCAGCACTCTTTAAACATATCTGACTGCCATTAACAAGACTGATAGTTAATTCTGATTCATTGGTGCTTTGAATCCAATTTAATTTGTTCAGTTTCTTTTTGAGTTTAGTCCAGCACAATGACTTGATCTGTTGTCTACTATTGGCCAGCATCCACACTACTGAGTTAGGCTTTGATGCAAAGCGACACACTTCACGCATGGCCAGAAATGTTTTGCCACCACGACGCCCAGCAAGAACTACTCTGAAACGAGCAGTGCTGTTGGCAATTTCAAGTTGTTTAATGCTTAATGGCATTATTCACTGAGGCTTGCTACCGCTGCGGCAATTGCGGCTGCGCTGGCCAGTTGAGCACATTTAACACATTCAGAGTTTGTTGCTTCTGGTTCAGCACTGTAACTAATGCCTACACTGGCCAGTTCTGCTACAGCAGCATCTGCATGGTCAGCACAATACACAGCAGGGTTTGAGTCTTGTGTATAAATTACGGTTTTCATTTGTGATCCTTTATCTGCATAAGCAGTCATTGATGTAGTCAGCCAATCGCATTAACTCTTCTGGAGTCATGAAGTAACTTTGGTTGCGTGTTTCAGCACCGCGTGATTCTTGATTGATGGTTGTAACTTTTAATTGAACTAAGTCAGGCTCTAACCAAACTACTTGTGTTTTGAGTTCGTAACAATCAGTCTTCTGTATCTGCATTTGGGGTTTCATATTCATCTTCCTCTACAACATCATCATCAATGTCGTCTGTCCAAGGTAATGGACGCTTGTCATCACTGGCAGTGCCGTTATCGTTTTGACTTAACATGTTCTTGCCCAGCCAAATAAGCATGGTGGGATTGCCATCTAGTGCTACTCTTAACTGTGCTTGACGCAAACTGGTCTTTAGAGTGTGACGGCCTTTTGTAAGGAATTCCTTAAAGTTGTATCTTAATGTGTTTTCATGCACATCAAAGTAGGCAGCAATTTCACGATCAGTGCAACCAAGACTGGCTTGGTGTTCTACTTCTTCAGGTGGGACAATGATTTTATTTCGTCCAACAACTATGCCTTTGACTGTTTTCTCAGCCCACTTGTGTTCCCCATTGGGACCAGGTTTGTTATAGGGTTTATCGTTTGATTCTGCGTTCATCTTCTTCAGCCATCCTCTCTGCAATATACCCCAGCAGTTCTGGATTGGCATAAAAGATGTTGCTCCAGGCCATGCCTAGTATGTGAACTTGGTGCTCACTTAAATCAATGTTTGTTTTGTCAGAGATGTAGTGCTGCATCTCATGTATTAGTGTGTCTAAGTTTTGTATGCCAGTTTGTGTATTCAACAAGTTGATCTGCTTGTTGTTGCTGTCACTACTGCCAAAGTTGCCGTTCATTAATCGCTCTGGTAGCCACTGCAAATCTACATGCTCTCCAAGTATCTCTACTTGTAAAAAAGTTGTGTGGTGAGGCGGATTAACAAGCAGTTTAGTCTTGTTTTTCATTTCTATGCTATCTCCAAATCTATACACTTACTTATGCAGTGCAACGAAACAGAGTGCTCTAAGCAGTTAAACGCACAAAAGGCGACACCCAGGTCTTTCACAAGATGCTGAGTGTCTAAGAGGAAATTTTATCACAACGCCTATTAACTCGTCGCAATCTATTTAGTGATACACTTTTGTGAATGGCGTTCACATGGCAGTATCCTCCTGTGTTTCACTGTAACACAAACAGCCCTAAGGTAGTAGGTATTGTATTTAAGTCTACTACTAGTGTATAGGTAGTGCGAAAGTTAAGTTGGAGGAATTGTCTCTACAATTTCCCAACTGCTTTTAATGATACGAACATTATATACACCATACACACCGCTGGCTTGTGCGGCTGTTATTGCTTCTGGTTTACTGTTGTATACTTGCGTTCCAATTGGCGTCCAATTTAAGTTTGTTACTACACCTTGTTGTATTATAGGTGATTCAAATTGTGCGTAATAATTAAATCCTGACATGATAGGTTCCTTGTTGTTTATCTGATGCTAATACATCATTATGTCTATTCTATGCCTATTTGCTATTACGCTTTGTTGCGTTCTTGTTGCAAATTGAAATT